GTTGGAGGTATTGTTAAAGCTGATGAAGTATGTGAACTTGCAACTCCATTTAAAAAATACAAATTCTTTCATAACTACACAGATGCTCAAATAGATGCTGTAAGAGACTTATTAATATTGTGGGGTTTAAAATATGGTATTCCTTTAACATACAATGAAGATGTTTGGGATATAAGTAAACGTGCCTTAAAAGGTGAACCTGGTGTTTACACTCACAACAGTGTTCGTAAAGATAAAGTAGATATCTATCCTCATCCTAAAATGATTGAAATGTGGAAATCTTTATAGTAGATTAAATTAACAAATATTTTAAAGAGGCTTGGTTTACCAAGCCTTTTTTCTTATATTTAAATAAAAAATAAAGTTATGGAAAAAAAACAAGTACCGTTTATCTCTGAAGTAGAGACATTTAATGAAGTAATGGGTAAAAGCTGGCAGAACAGAACCACCCCAACAATCGATAAAGCAGATGCTGAATTTGTAATTAATTTTATACAAGAAGAGCTAGATGAATTAAAACAAGCAGTAGAAGAAAATGACATAGTAGGAGTATTAGATGCTATATTAGATATTACTTATGTAGGATTAGGGAATGGCGCTTTGGTGTTTGGTTTAAAAGATAAAATTGAACCAGGTTATGCTGAAGTACAAGCATCTAATTTATCTAAGATTTGTAAAACAGAAGAGGAAGCTAATCAAACAGTTTTTATTCGTTCTGAACAGCAAGGTGAACCATGTCATTTTGAAAAAGTAGGAGAATATTGGATTGTTTATAGAACTAGAGATTCTAAAGTAATGAAGTCAATAAACTATTTTAAACCAGATTTAAAGAAATTCTTTTAATAAATGTATCAATCAATATACTACGACTTTAGTACTTACACTTATCATTTAAGAGACGATGAAGTAGGCTGGCACGAATTTCAGTACCAACCTACTTATTGGAAACGAGTTGATGAATGGAGAGAAGGTGCTCAACCTGTATTAACAGGTGGATGGGCTGTTCCTACTAAAAAATATAGTAAAGAAGATACTAGTTTATTAGAAAAAGATATTAGTAAAGAATTACTTGTATTAAGGGAACTCTACTACAAATATGATGACGTAGTACCTTCATTCCACAATATTATACATTTAGATATTGAGATAGAAATGGGAGGAGCATTAACACCAGAATATGTTAAAGCTGCTCCTATGCCTATTACTTCTATTGCCTTAATAGATATGACTACAAAAACAAAAATATGTTTTATTGTAGACAAAAGTAAAGAAATAGAAGAATACAATAAAGAAGGTAAACACATCATCCCTTGCCATTCAGAAAAAGAACTAATTAAGAAATTCTTAGATAAATGGGAAGAACTAGATCCAACTATAGTAGTAGGATGGAATAGTGCTTATTTTGATATGCCTTATGTTTATCATAGGTTTAAACAAGTGGTAGGTGGAGAACAAGTATTACGTTTATCACCAATTAAAAAGATTAATGTAAGAGATTTTGCTGGTGAAACACAAATCACTATAGGAGGTATCAATCACTTAGATTACATGTTGCTTCATAAAAAGTATATTATGAAGGAAGAACCATCATATAAATTAGGAGAAATAGGAACTAAGTATGTTGGTTTAGGAAAGTTAGAATATGAAGGTAACTTAAATACGTTGTTTAAAAACGATTTAAATGCGTTTATAGAATACAATTTACGTGACGTAGAAATTATAGAAAAATTAGAGGAAAAGCTTAAATTCATTGAATTAACAATAATGATTTCCCACATCTGTAATATACCTTACGAAAGTATTTACTACAACACTGTAATGAATGAGGGTGCTGTTTTAAAGCATCTTAAACGTGAAGGTATTGTTTCACCAAACAAACCAACTACTCATAATCCAATGTTAAAATCAAATGATTCATCTTATGCTGGTGGATACTTATTGGAACCCATACCTGGTTTATATTTTGATGTTATTGATTTAGACTTTACCTCACTATATCCTTCAATTATTAAGTCACTTAATTTAGGTATTGAAACATTAGTAGGTCGAATTAGAGTAGAAGACAATCCAACTTATGAACAAAACCACTCACTAGAAAAACTTAAATTAAGAGATCCTGATGAGAAAATTGTTGTTGAAAGATTAAATAAAGAAAACTACACTCTTAAATCAGCACAAATCAAAATAGGAGATTTAATTAAACTAATAGAGAAGAATGAATATACTATTTCAGCATCAGGTGCTATGTTTAGGACTGATGAAAAAAGTGTTGTGTCAACTATTTTAGCAGGTTGGTTTGATAAACGAGAGCACTATAGAGGTTTAAAGAAAAAAGCAGGAGGAGAAGAGGATTGGGCTAACTATAAATTGTATGATTTGTTCCAACACGCCTTTAAAATCTTACAAAATGCAATGTATGGTACATTTGCCATTCATGGATGGAGATATACTGATGGTCAATTAATTTGTAGTGCTGCTATTACTAATTCAGGACAAAGACTAACTTGTGAATCAATTGACTTTGTAAATAATAAAATAAATACTGAGTTAGGAGTAGAAAAGCAACATATCTGCATTTCAGATACAGATTCACTTTACATAGTATTAGGTGACTTACTTAAACATAGATATCCAAATTTCAAACCTGAAGAAAAAAACGATAAAATACTATTGCTAGCTCAGGAAATTCAAAACGAAGCAAACGCTGACTTAAATCGTATTTGTAAAAGCTTATACAACATTGAACCAAACACCCATTACTTCCAATTAAAACAAGAGGTAATATGTGCTGGAGTACTTACAACAGGTAAACGTCGTTATGCAATGTATGTTACTAATAAGGAAGGTGTTGCTGTAGAAGAACTAGATATGAAAGGACTTGAATTAATGAAGTCCAACATGAATAAGTTGTTTAAGAAATTTGGAGAGGATTTTATTAAAAATATATTGTTTGGTAAACCTAAATCTGAAATAGATAAGGATATAGTTACATTCTACAAATCTTTAAAAACACTAGACCCAAAACAACTAGGAAAACCTACAGGAGTAAAGCAAATTCATAAGTACCATATACCAGCTAGTACAGGAGATATGTTTAGTTCATTTAGATTAAAAGCACCTGCAAATACAAAAGCAGCAGTACGTTACAATGACTTACTTAGATTTAAAAAACTAGATAAAAAGTATGAATCGATTATAGAAGGAGATAAAATATTCATTATTAACTTAAAGAAAAACCCTTACAATCTAGAAACAATTGCTGTTCCAAAAAAATAAAACATATATTGATGTTGAGGAGATATTTGACTCGTTATTAGCTAATAAATTAAAATCATTGTATCTTGACCTTTCTTGGGATTTCCCAGCATTAAATAAAAATGTAGGGCGATTTTTTAATTTTTCATAATATGTATAATAAACGGGTATTTCCCCGTTATATAAACTAAATATTATGGTAATATATCAAATAACAAACCTTATTAATAATAAAAAATATATAGGGAGAGATTCATGGAATAGAAATAGCTATTTTGGAGGAGGTAAGTCTATTAAATCTGCTATTAAAAAATATGGTAAAGAAAATTTTAAAAAAGAAATTTTAGAATATTGTTCATCTAAAGAAGAATTATTAGAAAGAGAAGCATATTGGTTAAAATTTTATAATGTAGTAGAAGACCCAAATTTTTATAATATGACATTATCTTCTAAAGGATGGGAAAAAGGTATGTCTAGACCTGAACTTATAGGTAGAAAACATAGTGAAGAAACTAGAGCTAAAATAAGTAAAAATGGTAAAGGAAAAACAGGAAAAACGTCAGGAACACCAATACCTATTATTCAATATAGATATGAAATAGTAAAAATACCTATAGCAGAATACCCATCTGCTGCTAAAGCAGCCAAACAAACTGGTATTAGTTCTGTAGATATAAGAGCTACTATAAATGGGCGACAAAACACAGCTGGTGGATTTATGTGGGAGGAAAAACATTAATATATTTATAATAAAAATCATGAAACACTCGCAGCTTCGCCAAATCATCAAGGAAGAAATTAAAAAAGTATTAAATGAAAATATCAATATAGACCAAATCTTAGATAAAATTTCATCTAAAGGAATAGATAGTTTATCTTCATATGAAAAGGATTACTTAGATGCT